TAAAACCTGCTGCAAAATCTACTTTTTTAAGTGCCATAATAGTAAATATATAGGGTTTTTATTATTTTGGTAGTATTATATTCCACTCTAAGGAGGATATCAACTGTTCTAAATTAACTACTTTTGTATTATTATCTTTTAAATACTGATGAAGTTCCTCGGTATCTACTACAATAAATTGATCTTTCATATCAAAGACCATTTTATCTGCTTTAGTTCTAAAAGAGCCTCCTTTGGCATTGTTTTTTAAAGGACGTAAGTCAAATTTTAATAATTGATTATGTAATACACCTTCAGCGTCCCATAACTCATTCTTTTTTTGTTTTAAACTTGCTAATGTAATGTTTTTTAGTTTTTTGTAAAAATTCTTCATTTCTTATAAAGGATGCAACGAGTGGTATGTGGGGGTGCCCATTGCACCCATCATAAGATTATGTCATCTTTTAAACCAAGAAGGAAGACCTAAATGAAGACGCTTATCAAACATATTAGCTTTAGCACCTGGTGTTTTACGATTATTATAATGAATAAATACTTGAACACATTCCTTTCCTTTAAATTTTTCTCGCCAATGTTCTAGTTCACAACCAGAATAGACTAACATATCTCCTGGTTTTAAATTTATTTTAATTCCTTTTTTACCAATCTTTTCCGATGGCTCTAAATAAATAGCCCAATTATCTCCACCTAAATTCATAGTCGTAGAGATTTCACAACTAAATCTATCTTTGTGTCTTTTTAATTCGTCCCCCTTTTTATAAATTCTAGCATATGTATATGCAGGATATAATTTTAATCCTGTTTCTTTTTCCATAATAGGTTGACACTTTAACATTAAAGTTTCTATTGCTATATCTGAATAACAATAATAAGTATTAGGTACTTGTTCATTCTTATCTTCATACCTACCTAATAATGTTTCATAAGGTGAAATATAGCCTGATTTAATGCATGTGTCATAAACTTGTTTTTTTACACATAAGTAATTAGCTAAAAAAGTTGCTAAGTCTTTTGATACTGCACTTCGTATTATCGTATATTTATTTTTTTTAAAATTCATTCTAAAAATAATTAAAGTTAATAGTTATTCTTACAAGGCTATCATCACAACTTGAACTGCTGTGTGTTGTACTGGGATCAAAAAGAACAACTCTGTTGGCTTTAGGTAAAACTTTATCTTTCCCAAAATAAGTTTCACCATTGTTATCATTTATATATAATAGACAACCTTTATGTTTAAATGTATAATCTACGTGGTCTGCATGTTTTGTTTTTTCTTTTTCTCCTACATATAAATTTCCTTTAACTCTTAAAATAGATTTACATTTAAGTTTATTTATCATTTTTTCAAATAAATAAAATTGGTTACTAATAGCAGCAGGAGCCTCATAAAATTTGTGTGTAAAATATAATCTATTATCTTTTTCAAAAGTCATAGCTTTATTATAATACCAAGCAAAATAATCTCCCATTAAATGATTTTGTATATTTTTAAATTCTTTTTCTTCTAAAAAATTATCAATTATTTTAATTTTAGACATCTTTAACTATTTCCTTAGGCACCGCCTGTATATTCCAATGTATAAATCTAAAAGGCTCTATTCCAAAATCTACTGAAAATTCGTGTTCTAAATAACCCGGAAATATAATTAACGTTCCAGGTATAGGTTTGTAATGAACTAGTTCATTACCATTAAGAATCTCTTTTAGATTAGTTTTCATTTTTAATTTAGTAGATCTTGCTCCTGTTCTCGGTTCATGAAATATTGGCATAGATGTTTTGTCACTACACTTTAAAAAGTAAAAACCTGATACGTGTTGGTTCCAATGCACGTGAGCTGAATGATGACCACCTCCTTTTTTTGCAAACTCTTGTACCCACATCTCACTAAATAGTGTTGTGTATTGTTGCATATCAAAACCTTGATGATCTAAATATTCCCAAGATTTTTGACCGATGTAATCTCTAAAATCTCTAAAATTGTTGTCCGCTGTTAAGGGTGTTGAATGATAACTTCTTCCAAAATCTCCAAACTTTTTTATATATAATTTAGCTTCTGGAAAATTTCTAGCAGCTTTAATATATTTGTTAGAAGCTTTAGTTAAAGAATTTACAAATTCTGGTTTTTGTTCGGACCAAATTGTTGTGTTGAAGTAATTATTTATATGCATACTATTTAAACGGACACCCAAGGCTCCACATCACCAATGAATATCTCGTTCCTTTAGTTACGGGTTTAACTCTATGCCATACAAATGATGGAAAGACAACAATACTTCCTTTAGGTAATATTTCTTTTACTTGTCTCAAATGTTTAGCTTCTTCTCTCATATGTGGATCGTAGTTTCTAAAATCAAATTCTAGTTCTCCACCTTCATATTCTGAACCATCTGTTAACTGACATGTCATTGATAGTTTTCGAATTTTACCATGTTCATTTGTATTGGGTTTATTATAAGGTTTATCCCAAGAATCACAATGCCAATCATAAAATTGATTAAGTTTATATTTTGTAAACTGACAGGGCTCACTTCTATCCCATTCAAAGTTCCAACCTGCATTTTTATTGGCCTGATGAATGTAAGGATGTAGTTCTTTATAAATCCAAGTATCCTTTAACCAAACTAAATCTGATTTTCTTTTTCTTTGCATGTTTTTAATTTGATCTTTAGTTAATTTTTTATCATCATAGCCACCAGTTCTAGCCATAGTTTCAGATTGTGATAATCCATATTTAATTATGTCATCACAAATTTTAGTTGGTATTGCAGATTTAAAATACCAGAAGTAATTAGATATATTCATAGGTAATAGTTTGTACGAAATTTAAACCATCCTTTTGATTATTGGTTATGTAATACATATTATTTGAAGGAAACATAATGAACATATTATTTTTAAGTTCTATGTCCCAACTTCTTCCTTTACGTCTGTTATCTTCATAATGTATTCGAACAAAACAATCTTTAACTTTAACGCCGTAAAGCATAGTAAAATCCGGAGAGTTTCGTAGGTCCACCGGATCAATATTTAATAGAGGGATTGTTGTCTCATTGGGTTTATAAATATTTCCCCAAGTTGATTTGTTAACTAAATTAATACCATAATCAAGACCAATAAAGTCTCTCATATAAGTATTTAACTTATTCCAAGTTTTTGAAAATGGAAATTCTTCATTAGTTAAACTAGAGTGTAAAATATGATGAGCTAGATTATTTGAATCTATCTCCCAATGTTTTGGCATTTTAACATCACCAAAATATAAGGCTTGTTCTGTTAATACTTTCTTTTGCATACCTCTACGAGGTATATGTTATGTTAAACTATTTGTCAAATTCCAAGTTGTTGTTTCTTCATTCCAGTTATAATCCCAAGAATGTGTTCCAGCTGTATTTTGGTTTTGTTGTTCTTGAGTTAAAGTAGGTGCATCACCAATTGGAGATTCCCAAGATGCAGTTGCTAAATTTTTCACCCAGGAATTATAGGGTTTTTCTGGAAAAAATAATTGATTATCTTGATCCCAAGTGTAACCAATACCAGCATAATTTCCTCTAAATGGAGTTCCACCTTTTTTATGTTGATTTTGATATGTATTATAAGAAGTTTGAATCCATAAATGTGCAGGCCATGATTGAGAATTTTCTAAAAATTGTTGACCTACAGATTCATTTTCAACGCCGTCTGCGTTCAACATGTTATTATTATTTAATGTTAATACTGTAAGTACTTCGTTTGTTTCTGATATTTTTGCAAAATGTGCCATAATTATTTTCTATTGAAATTTATACCTTATCATTACAATCCCACTTCCACCGGCTCCTACAGGTGTTGCACATCTTCCACTACCACCTCCACCACCAGTGTTAACTGTTGCATTAGCTCCATTTCCTCCAGCTGCTCCACCACCTGCTCCACCTGAGCCAGAACCACCAGAAGGTTGAAGTTGAGTTCCACCACCGCCACCAGAAAAATATCTTCCTGCAGCCGGTCCTGGAGTTCCATAACAAGTAGCCGCCGGAGCTCCTATCATAGTAGGGGATATTGGTGAGCCAATACCTCCTGGACCAGCAGGTCCATTGCCCCCTGCTGCACTTGCTCCACCTCCGCCACCTGTTCTGTATTTTACAACAGGACCATTATTTGGGCCGGGTGAATAAAATCCAACTCCACCTGGATTACCTTGAGATGGACTTACAGGGGGAGTATTTCCTGTTCCGCCTGGTTCACCGGGTATTGATAAACTTCCTCCACCTGATCCTCCACCTGAACCGCCAGGACTCCCAGCTCCAGTGCTGCCTCTTCCGCCGCCTGTTGATGTAATACTTGAAAAAGTTGAATCACTACCACTAACATTAGCTGCTCCTCCGCCTCCTACTGCAATGGTATAAGTTTGTCGTGTCACTGGTGTTTTTGTTCCAGTATAATTTGTTCTATAACCTCCTGCTCCGCCGCCGCCACCGCCGGGACCTGCTCCGCCGCCGCCTCCGCCGCCTGCAACAACTAAATATTCTACGCCATCAGGTGAGTCAGGAGTTCCTTCCCCTGTAAAATTTACTACAAAATCATCAGATCCTGTAAAAACATGTGTTCTAAAATTACCACAAGTTATAATTGTTCCACCTTCTGCACAAATAAAACCGGGCCCTGATGCACCGCCACCAGCACCAAATCCGCTTGCTGATCCTGCTCCAAATGTTGATTTTAAAGGCATCTTTCTTATCTCCTTATGTTACGTTACGCAAACTGTGTTTGAGCAGCTAACGCCGTAAACGTAGCATCACCAGTTTTAATAATTGTATATGTATAAACATCAATTGAACTTGCATTACCTTCTGTTGGTGCTGATCCACCTTGCCATTCAGGAGTAACACTTGAACCATCAATTTGTACAGCCGAGTTGTAATAAGCCGATCCACCTTGTGGAACTAAATGAGCAATAGTGATTGATTCACCTGTGTCCATAATTGAATTTAAAGAATTTGATCCGTCACCTCTAATGTTTAAAGTCCAGTTTCCTGCAGCATTAGAAGTGTAGTTTAAAACTGCTTGAGTAAGTACATCATAAGTAAGCGTACCTGTAGCAGCTGTTGCTGAAGAGGTAACTTTTTCTGCAACACTTTGAATTTTACCTTGACCATTGAAAGTTGCTCTACCTACTCCTTTTGGAGTAAGATTTAAATCAATGTTAGTGTCGCCACCAGTTGCAGATATTTCAGGTGCATTACCTGTAGCTGCGTTAGTTACTGTGAATTCATTAACAGCTGATGCAGCTGTAGTAAATGTAATTTGTTGATTAGAGTTTTCATCAAGAATACCATGAGCTGTGTCAACAATAATATTTTGACTATTTGTATCTAAGTCTGCTGAAAGTTGTGGTGAGTAGTCAGATGATAAATCTGTGAATGCTGTATCAACAACATTAGTACCATCAGAGTAAATCATTTTAGTACCTTTATCTGCTGCTGCCCAAGTTACACCTGTTCCAGAAGAAGTTTTAAAAGTTACTGTGTGAGCACCACTAGTAGCATTATCCACTACAAAAGTTTTTTCAATTGAATCAGGGATTACGACGTTAACCGCACCTGCAATTGTTCCTGTTAATTTTAATACTTGATTTTTACCATTTGATAAAGCACCATTTGAAAAAGTTAAAGTTGCTCCAGTTGTAATAGCAACTGATTGGAATCCACCAATCGCTTGTTCTAGAATTAATAAGTTTGTATTTGTAATTTGTCCCCAAGTTCCTGAATTTTCTCCAGTGGCCTGTACTGTAAGTTTTAAACTAGCTGATGTTGAATTCGCCATATTTTATTCTCCGATTTACTTAATTTATTAAAATTTTGCTATAGTGTCAAACTATAATTATGCAGCGTTGGTTGAAATTTCTTGCCAACCTGGAGGATCGACTGGTGCTGTGCCAGTATTAACTTCGTTCCAAATCAATACATTTGTAGCCGTTCCTAAGCTATTTGTCAATCCAAATCCTGTTGGAATTACAGTCGCTGTACCTATTACTTCAGTAACACTATTTAAAGTAGCTGTTAGCGGAAATCCTGTTACATCTACTTGAGTTAATGCTTCTAAAGTAGCATTTCCAGTAGCAAGAGTCATTGATAAGTTATCAGCTACATTTGTTACAGGTACATTTGCATTTCCAATAATATCAAAAGTATTGCCAGCCGCTAGAGCTGCCGCCATAGCATTTCCTGTTAAAGAAACATCTGGTTCTGGATCTACACCAGAAAAGTTTTCTAACATAGACATTGCTAGGGT